GCGTTTGTAATCGCGGCTGTTGCAGCAATGGCAGAATCAGATGCACCCTCGTCTGGCGGCAAATCCTCGCCAGCGTAGATGTAAATTGCCAAGCCAAACATGGCTAAACATTTAACTAAGCAGCGCATTTTTGAATTATTAATGTCGCTAGAAGATGGATTAAGTATTGCTTTGTGCTGGAAATCCTTAACAGGTAGCCACATTGATCTAGCCAATGATTCCTCGCCTACAGTAATAGTGACCTCACAAATAACCTCCATTGAACCATCTGCAAATACCCGATCTGTAAATACATAATTTGTATCAGGGTAATGATCCATCATGGTAGACCATGCCCAAGTCCAGCTAAGATAATCGAACTTACCCTTGGGCTTCTTTTTGTCATTTACGTTAACGTGGTTTAATGTATCCCAAACTTCTTTTGCTAAACTCATGGCGCTCCCCTTCTAAATTCATCATATTCAAAGCAAATTTGATCCCATCTTTTTTCATAGGCTGTATATGATTCGCTTTGTGTTGTGGGGTTATATGGGTTCTCATTTCCCCCCACTTTTTGCCAATCAAGATCAGCTGTGCTGGCTGCTAAAAACTGTAACTGTGCAACATTCATGGCAATTCAACTCCCGCTAATAATAAAAGGGCAATAAATACCCAAACTTGCGAGGGGGCGTTCATGCGGAAATTCCTACCCAAAAACACCATGAGCATATTGCCCAAATAATTATTCCTAGCGTGTTAATTATTAGTGTGTAAGCCGATATGTTCATTCTTTAACCCTCAAATAAGTAGGCACATTCTCAATTTCTCGTTTAAAAAATTCGCTAATCCAAATTTCTAAATCAACTGATTGGGCAATTTCAACCGCCAAGCATCCTTTATCTCTATTGGAAAAAGCGGCAACAAAACATTTAGAAATTGCAAATTGATCCTCTTCTGCGCCCCATTCTAGGCGGTCAAGAATTACTGATTGGAGAGTGTATAGCGTGGGCTTTATTTGCCATGAAGGTTCAAAATACACCTCACCCTCTAATATCATTTCTTCAAGGATTTTAGGTATATCGGATTTTTCATCAAAAATTTTAGCATCAGGCTCAACATCAAACTGGCGCATATATTTTTCAAATTCAGCATCTTGCCATTGGGCAAATTGCTCTTCTATATCAGCTATATTTGCATTTCGTAAGTTCATTTTATTTTCCTCGTTATCAATAACGTACAATTGCTATGTTAGCACGCTTACAAATTTAAGCAAGTTTCTACCTGTAATTGATAAAAAAAGATAGTTTTTGTAAGTTTTGAGGAATTAGGAAGGTCTGGAAAAATAATAACTAGGAATAATTCTTAGATGGTAGGAAGGGTGATTTATATTGTTGGTGGCCCTTGTTGGCTAGTAGCAGTTGAGTTGCAGCCAATTGATATTTTAAATTCGGCCTTTACTATTTCTTCAAGTATTCCAAAAACAGGTCTAGTGATTGCAAAAATATCAGTGTGGATTAACCACCACTCCCAACATTCTTCTTGCATCCAAGCCTTCTTTTTGGATTGATTGTTATTAAGATTGATTACCAACATAATTATTCAGCCATATAACTACCGACCACAACTCCTATGATTTGAGTGTTTTCATCACACTCCTTAGTTGAGTATTGAGTATTCAGCGGCTTCAAATAACTCACTGAGCCTTCAATTACATATTCACGAAATACTGAGTCCAAAGTTTTTAAGTTAACAGCAATAACCCTGTCTCCGCTCTTTACGGGTTTATCTTGATCTACAAATACAAATGAGCCAACAGGGTAGCTTCTACCCGAATTGCTGGTCATAAGATCGTTCTCAACCTCTAAAGCAAAACTGTTTTCTCCAATATCGTCAGGACATCCAATCCAACGATCACTGTCTAGCATCAATTTCTCTCCTTTATTTATGCTGCTCAGGGAGGCCCATAAAAGTATGGGGATTTTCCTTGTTAATGGTTTTGTTTTTACTCCTGCAACTAATAATAACTCCTCTTTTGATAATAGCTTTTCGGTTGAAAAGCCTAATGCAGCCGCCAAAGAAACTAAATTAGCTCCTTTCACCTCGGCTAACGGGTTCGTTTCTAGCTGACCTATTCGGCCTCTACTCATAGATGTACGTTTAGCTAGCTCCTCTTGAGACCAGCCTTTTTGCTTGCGTAAAGCCTTTACCCGTTTACCTAAATCCATGATTAATGTTGCTCTCTTATATGAAAAATGTAAGCCAGTTTACATCCAATTAATGATAATGGGTTTACAGGTGTTGCTAAGTAATTGTAAGCACGCTATCATTCTGTGCATGCAAATACCAAAACAAATACCAACCGCCAAAGTAATCGCCGCTTTTGGAAACAAATCCAAGGTGGCTAGAGCTGTCGGCATAACTCCTCACGCCGTATATCAATGGGGTGAGTATGTGCCTGATTCTCGGCTATACCACATTCATTATTTGTTGACCCAAATAGCTCAAGCTGAACAGTTAAGGAATCATTAATGACAGATAAATTAACGAACCCCGTTACTGTGCATCTTGACGACAAACTGTACAAATTTGTGAAGCTTACTGTTGAGCATACTGGTACTGATTTAAGTGCGGTCATTAGGTTAGCTCTCCAAGATAAATATAATGAAAAAATGCGTGATCTGAATTTATATCAGCCTCTTTTAGAAGAGTAGAGATATAAGAGATATAAGAGATATATGAAATATGAGTTTTACAATGATGGCTAAAGCTAGTGTGATTAAAACGGGTAATTCTGGCAGAAAGTTAGTTTTAATGATGCTTGCTGATAGCTCTAGTGATGAAGGTAATTGCTTTCCAAGCTATCGACATATTGCAGATGTTTGTGAAATGTCTAGGCGCTCTGTAATTACGCATATCTCTAAGTTAGAAGAAATGGGGCTGTTACAAATTAGCCATAGAAAGAACACTGGCAAAACAGAAAAAGCCTATTGGAATAGCTCAAATATTTACCGATTAACCTTAGACCCAGTTATACCGCTAGTGCTAGAGAGTGGTGAAAATTCTGCACCACCTAGTGAAAGTCCTGCACTACCCCGTGGTGAAAATTCTGCACCCATACCCTATAACCCTTCTTACCCTATCAATGAACCAAAAGCGGCGGGGAAAAAAATGCTTAGTTTTGATGGTATTCCTCCAGCAATTTCAATCCCACTGTTAACCAGTTATGTAGAAATGCGTAAGGCAATAAAAGCGCCTATGACACAAGCAGCCCTAAAAATACTTGTTAACAAAATTATGAAGCTAGCAAGCCAAGGCAGTGATCCAGATGAATTGTTGGAAACGGCAATACTGAGTAACTGGAAATCAGTGTATGCACCAAGGAGTCAATATGGCAATAGCACAGGCCAACAGCCTAACCAAACAAGTGCAAACCGAATGCACGATGCAGCAAGGGAGTTCCTCCACACCATCCAATAGCAGCATGAAGTTAACCGCTGAGTTATGGGTGCGTATGGAGGTTCTATTTAAAGACCTTTGGGGCAAGCGGTATGGCGTACCAAGCCGCACCAATGAGGATTTTTTAACGTGGAGCAGGAAGCTAGCAGCTTTAACTATAGAAGATTTTGGCAGAGCGTTTGATGCTCTTGAAGAGGAAATATCTAAATCTGTAAAGGCTAAAAAGAAAGTTTACCCGCCTAGTTATGCTGAGTTTATTGGTTACAGCAGACCAGCCGCAAAATGTGCCATTGCTGCACAGCAAGCAAGGCAAAGTGAAGCAAGACCATTGATGATCACTAAACAGGCCACAGCAGAAGAAATTGAATACGGCAAACAGCAAATGAACAATTTAAAGGGGATGTTTCGATGAAGCATATAGCAAGAATTGGTTACTCATTTTTTAAAATCGGCCTATACGGAAAAGTTTTTAGATTAAGCGGTAAAGAGTGGATTTTAAGCACTAAAAATAAAGAAGAGGTTAAACGAGCAATTGAGGGGGATAAGTGGGAAAAGACTATTTAAAAAAGAAGGATCAAGCCTCGCCTTTTAGCCATGAAAAGCTAGAAGAATATTTGTCCAGAGGATTAAAAATTCAGCATTGCAGTCATGGTGAATCAGGTGGCCTAACAAAGCCTTATAAAGAAATGCTAGCAAAAGCAATTGAAGAAGCTAAACGAAGAGGAAAGAAAAATGAGCCAAGCAAGAAAGACAGACCCAATCACTAGCCATTTAGCCGCTAATGATTCAAAGCAAAATAACGAAAAACAGCGAATTGAAATGCTGGAGTTTTTGAAAGGAAACAGCGGATTGACCAGCCATGAGCTCGGTAAAATATCCCCTGTTTATGACCGATACCAATTTGCACGCCGATTATCTGAAATGGCAAAGGCGGGGACAGTAAGAAATAGCGACAATAAACGCTGTGGTGTTAGTGGGCGATTAGCTATGACTTGGTGCGCCGCGTAATGGTTGAGATCAGCACAAACACGCTAAAAGAAAACATGAAAGAAATCCTCGATAGCAACGATGTTATCGGGGTCACTAGGCATGGATTTTTAGGTCATGTGATTGTGCCAGTTGATGTGTATGAAAGCTTAATAAAGCTGCTCGAAAAAATAGAAAATCAAGGCTAATAAAAATGAAAGCTATGAGGTTTTTTATTGAGGAAGGTCAGGGCATAAACCCAACCTTTAGAAAGATGCACGCCATTATAGTTGAGGTTGTTCAAGGCGGGGCTATAGAAATAATCATAAGACGGCCCACTAGGACACTTGCTCAAAACAGAAAGCTTTGGCCTATGCTTACAGAAATCTCTAAACAAGTTAATTGGTATGGCTACACCCTTAAAAATTCAGAATGGAAGATTGTTTTAACAGCCTCATTAAAACGCCAAAAAATAGTACCCGCCATTGATGGTGGTTTTGTGTCATTAGGCTCCTCTACTAGATCATTATCCAAGCAAGACTTTAGCGACCTAATTGAATTGACCTATGCGTTTGGCGCAGAGCAAGGCGTTCAATGGGGCGGCAAAGCGTTAAGCAATTACCAAACATATAGGCAAGCAGCATGATAAAGAACAAAACAAAAGATGAGCGCCGCTGGCTTAATCATGTGGCAAGCCTCGGCTGTGTTGTTTGCAGAAATTTAGGCTATGGAGAAAGTCCCGCAGAAATACACCATGTTCGCATAGCTACAGGGATGGGCCGAAGGTCTAGCCATTGGGACGTTATTCCATTATGCCCTCGGCATCACAGGTTAGGTGATGATGCTTATCATGCGGCTCCCGCAGGTTGGGAGCGTAGATTCGGCAAGCAAGCTGATTTGTTGATACAAACACGATCAGATGTATCAAGCCTCCACTCTATGACTGTGGGCTATTAATGCTAAGTGAAAAAGCTGATGGGAAAATGGCTAAATGGGAGAGGCAGCAAATGCGCCGTGAGAGCTTTTTTATTGAGTACATGGGGCCAAGCACTAATGCGATCTATGCGGGGCAGCACTGGACAAAGAGAGCCAAGGAAGCTGATAAAGCACATAAGGCGGTGCAAGCTTTAGATACTGATTTATTTATTAACCCTGTAAGGCTTCTTTTTACGCCACAGGTAGGCAAGGGCGGCAGGGAAAGAGACTGCTCTAATTACTCTTACACATGCAAAATGATAGAGGATGGATTGGTTAAGCGGGGAATCTTATCGGGGGATGAGGCTGACAAGGTGGTGTGCTTTGCCATTAAGAAGCCAGTAATTAACCGAAAAGCCCCAAATGGGCTATGGATTGTTATTGAGGAAATATGCCTAGAACATTCAATGTAGAAGGACAGAGCTTAACTGTTAAAGAAATCTCAATGAGGAGCGGCTTATCTACTGATGTATTGCATAAGCGTCTTAGTAGGGGGTGGCCTGTATCAAAAGCAATGACCACTGATTTATACAGTAAGGCATCAGCAGGACGATTAGCAAAAACACCTTGGCGCGTTAAAGGGTGGCTATCATGCAAATAAGTGTATCAAGCAATATTAACAAGGTAGCTCGTCAACTAAGCAGAGAAGCTAAAACACAAATACCATTTGCTACTGCTTCTGCTATTAACAACACAGCGTTTAGTGTTCGCAAAGCAGTGCAGGTTCAATTGCCTAAATACATAGATAGGCCAACACCTTACACAGTAAGAGGAGTAAGAGTAGGCAAGGCTAAGAAAACCTTATTAGAAGGTAGTGTGTTCTTTATCCCAAGGGTTGCAGCCTACATGTGGTATCAAGTTGAGGGGGGAAGTAGAAGAGCATCAAAGAAGTGGATAGCAGTTCCAACGGATAACGTAAAGCTAAACCAATATGGCAACGTACCAAGAAGCAAGAAAGGCTTAGTTAAAACTCAGAAGCAGTTCATTGGAACTATTAATGGAACAACAGGTGTGTGGCAAAGCGGTACAAGAGCGCAGCCTAGAATCAAACTATTGCATAAGTTTGTTAAGCAAGCTCAGTACAAAAAGCTATTCCCCTTCTACAAGATAGCCCAAGGAGTAATCAACAGTAAGTTCGATAATGAATTTGCTAAAGCATTTAATAGAGCAATGGCTACTAGACGTTAAGGTACTACCGACCATTTAAGCAATGGAGGTGTGCTAAGGCTCGATCTTTACTTAGTGTCAGTGTTGAAACATCAATGTCACAGCCGAGTGTAATTATTTATGAAAGTCGTACAAGTAAATTTCGACCTGGTCATTCCTTACGAAAACAACCCTAGAAACAACAAAGAGGCTGTTGATAAGGTTGCGGCAAGCATTAAGGAGTTTGGCTTTCGACAGCCAATTGTGGTGGATGAAGAGTATGTTATTTTGGTTGGACACACTAGGCTAGCAGCCGCCAAGCTACTAGGTATTGAGTCAGTTCCAGTTCATATTGCAGAGGGTTTAACTGAATCTCAAAAGAAAGCTTATCGCATAGCAGATAACAGGGTTGCTCAAGACTCTAAATGGGATGATGTGCTTTTAAAAATTGAGCTAGAGGATTTAGATCAGGAAAGTTACGACCTAGAAAACACTGGATTCACTTTGCCAGAACTGGACATATTAATGGCAGAGCCAGAAGAGGAGGAAGATGAAGATGATGGGCTTTTGGATGATAGCTATACCATTCAATACAACATTATTTTTAATGATGAACAGGAGCAGAAGCAGTGGATGGATTTTCTGCGCTGGTTAAAAAGTGAATACACAGGATCAGTCACAATATCTGAGCGCTTGGTGGCCTTTACTCAAGGAGCAATGATTGATTCAAAATAAGAAAAAAAATGTTCGGTACATTGGGGTCGATGTGCTAACAGAAGCCAAGAATAGAATACGCCATGTTATTAGCAGCTTTGATGAATTGGTCTGTGCTTTTTCTGGCGGCAAAGATTCCTTAGTGATTATTCATTTAGTGCGAGAGGTTTACGATGAACTGGGAATGAGCCAGCCTGTTAAAGTTATTTTTCGAGATGAGGAATTGATTCCAGACGATGTAGTTCAATTTGTATTAGACGTTAAAGCTGACACTAAGCGATTTGATTTAACCTATTTTGCAATCCCGATGATGAGTGAAAAATACTTACTGGGAAAAAAGTATGAGTATATACAATGGGACAATGACCGAGAATGGATTAGGCCAAAGCCAGATTGTGCAATTACGACAACAAATTCACACAAGCCATTAAGCCAGTACAGCATGGATAAATTTTGCATCCAAGGCTTAAAAGGCAAGGTCGCAATGGTAAACGGAATTAGGAGTGATGAATCATTAGTAAGGTTTAGGTCTTGTATTAACAAGCGAAATGAAAATTACATCAATGCCACTGAATCTCCCAACGTAAAACTGGTTAAGCCAATATTCGATTGGTCAGAAAATGATGTGTTCCGTTACTTTTACGACAAGCAAATTCGTTACTGCTCAATATATGACCTTCAAGTATGGAACAAGCAAGCGCTAAGAGTTTCGACCCCTCTTCATGCTGAGACTGCAAAGGAGCTTTATAAGCTCAAGACCTTGTATCCAATATTCTACCAACAGGTGATGGATTTATTTCCTGAGATGATCACCCATGAGCGCTACTTTAAAGATTTAGATCGGTTTTCAATAATCAACCGATACCCTAAAAGCTGGAGGGGTATCCATTTGTACATTAAGGAAAACATTAATGATCCTAAAATGAGAGCTATGGCTTATAAGCGGGTTGAGTTTACGCAAAAATTAAGAGCCAACAATCAAGCAACAGGAAGCGCAGGGAGGCCAGAGAATATGTGGGGCTATCCAATTATGTATGTTTTCCAACAAGTCATTAACGGCTCTTATAAGCGAAAAATACAGCCATTAAAAATACCAACTAAGGCGCATGTTGCTTATGAAAACATTAATTAAAGAATGCGATTATGAAAACATAAAGCCGCTAATTAAGTTAGGGAAAAAAGAGCGGGTCACATTTGAGAACCCAGAGGGGTGCGTTTGGTTTAGCGCAGAGTTTGATGGAAAAGTAATCGGGTGTTGTGCGCTAGTGTTTAAAGGCGCAAATGTTCGATTTAAGAGCAACTTTGTTCACCCTAACTATCGAATGAATGGCGTTGGTAAAGCCATGCTAGCAGCTAGGATGAAACGCCTAGATGGATTTATAGGCAAAGCCACTGTATTTAGCACGCCCATAAGTTGGCCTAGCTATGATATTTATGATTTTGTTGAATATAAGAAGAACAAATACGGAATAGTTTACGGGGGTCGAATTTTCAAATGAAAGATTATAAACAGTGGTCTGGCAAAACCAGAATAAAAATGTCAACTAAATACAGGGGCGCAGTGGATAAGCCTAAAGTATCCGATTGCGAAATGTGTGGTCAACATTTAAACACCATGAGGCACGCCGAAGATTATGGGCCAACAAAGGAGGATTATTTTGCAAGCATGCACTCTCTTTGTGGTCGATGCCATGCCATGCTGCATTTGCGGTTTAGGTTTCCTAATCGGTGGAATGAATACAAAGAAGATATAAGAAGAAATGGTGTTCAACTTTTTATCCCAAGTATGGGGTCATTATTCTTACGCTCTAGTCGCTGGGAAGATATGGATTATTTTGAATACAAAGAAGGTAAAACTTGGTGGGAACTGCTAAGTACAGATATTTATAAAGGGGAGATTCAGTGAAGCATCCTATAGATTCAATTGAGTGGATAGATGCAGAGCTACTCACTGCTAATGACTATAATCCTAACGTAGTGCTGCGGCATGAGTTTAGATTGCTTGAACATTCGCTGTTAAAGAACGGATGGATTCAGCCCATTCTAGTCACTCAAGATAATGTCATTATTGATGGGTTCCACAGGGTAACTCTCGCCAAGACTTCTAAAAAGGTTAAAGCGCTAAGTGGCGGCAAAGTCCCATGCACTGTGTTGCAGTTATCCGAGCCAGAGCGCATGCTTTTGACTGTTCGCATTAACAGGGCAAAGGGTGTTCACGCTAGCGTAAAAATGGCTGAGTTGATTAAAATTGTTGTTCAAGAATATGAGTACACAATTGACGAAGTTAAAGAAGCAATTGGCGCAACTAAAGATGAGGTCGAGTTACTTTTACAGGACAATGTTTTTAAAGCGCTAAAGATTGAGGCTCACAGGTATAGTGAGGCGTGGGTTCCTAAATAATGGCTGATAGAAACACTTACCCAATTGCTGTAATCGCTTCTGTTTTAGACCTTTCTGAGCGCCACATTAGAAGGCTAGCAGATGATGGAGTAATCCCCAAGCCGCAAGAAAAAGGCCGCTGGGATTTAATTAAATGTGTAAGAGGCTATGTTAGGTTTTTAAGAGAGAGGGCTTTTGGTAAAGAGGTCGCCGCTACTGATTTGCACTCGGAAAGAACGAGGCTAGCAAAAGCTCAAGCGGATCGCATTGAAATAGAAGTCGGGGAAATGCGGGGCGAGTACATACAAGTTGAGTGGGTGGTCGAATGTTGGCAGCACTATACCGCTAATGCTAAATCAAAATTGCTGGGAGTACCCTCAAAAACAGCTAGCCTAGTTATAGCAGCTAAAGACTTTGGAGAGGCCGAGCAGATTATTAAAGTAGAAATTACAGAAGCTTTACAGGAGCTAGCAAACGATGGATTGCCTGACAAATTTAGAAAGCGCGTGGAACAAAGTTTCAAAGATATGGACGCCCCCACCATTATTGAAAGTGAGTGAGTGGGCTGATACTTACCGCCGCCTGTCAGCAGAATCTTCCGCAGAGGCAGGGCAATGGAGAACTGACCGCGCTCCTTATCAAAGGGGCATGCTGGATGCAGTGAACGAGCGCAACATTGAAACAGTGGTGATTATGTCATCGGCACAAATTGGCAAAACAGAAGTGTTGAACAATGTTGTCGGTTATTACATGGTGCAAGATCCAGCGCCTATACTTGTGCTTCAACCGACAGTGGAAATGGGAAAAACGTGGTCGCAAGATCGGCTTGCTCCAATGATAAGAGACACCCCAATTCTATCTGGTTTAATCAAAAGCCCTAGATCAAGAGATAGTGGAAACACAACCATGCACAAAAGCTTTGCTGGCGGTCATATCACCATTGGCGGCAGCAACAGCCCAGCTAGCTTGGCTAGCCGACCTATTCGATTGGTAATGGCTGATGAGGTTGACAGATACCCTTTATCAGCAGGAACCGAGGGTGATCCTGTAACCCTCGCAAGAAAGAGAACAACAACCTTTTGGAATCGTAAAATTATTTTAACTAGCACTCCAACTGTTAAAGGGGTCTCAAGAATAGAAATGGAATGGGAGCAATCTGATCAGCGGCGTTATCATGTGCCTTGCCCAGAGTGCAAAACTAAGCAAACTTTGAAATGGGCCAATATTCAATGGCCCGAAAACGAGCCTAAAAAATGTCATTGCGTGTGTGAACATTGTGGGTCAATTATTGAAGAGTCGAGCAAACCTTGGATGCTAAAAGAGGGGGAGTGGATAGCTACTGGAATCGAAGGCAAAACAGCAGGGTTTCACATCAATGAGCTTTATTCACCTTGGCGAAAATGGTCAGAAGTTGTTGAGGATTTTCTGTCTGCAAAAAGGTCGCCAGAAACTTTAAAAGCTTGGGTCAATACAAGCCTTGGCGAAACGTGGGAAGAGGAGGGCGAAACAGTCGAAGGTGATAGCTTAATGTCAAAAAGAGAAGCTTATGATTTAACGGCAATACCCGATGATGTTTTAATTCTCACGGCGGGGGTCGATGTTCAAAAAGACAGGATAGAGGTTCAAGTAGTTGGGTGGGGTCTTGATAATGAGCCTTGGATATTTACTCAGAAGGTCTTTTATGGAGAGCCTACAGAAAAAGAAGTCTGGGCAAATTTAGATTCATTTCTTTTAAAAACTTACTGTGGTCATAAGATTATTGGCGTAGCTGTGGATTCTGGTTATTTAACTGAACATGCTTACGCCTTTACCAAGCCAAGGGCTGGCAGAAGGGTTTTTGCTATTAAGGGTGTTAGTGGTATGGGTAGGCCATTAACAAGCACTCCAAGGCAAACAGGGCGGCAGAGGGTCATGCTGTATCAGGTTGGCGTGGATACAGCCAAGCGAACTGTTTATTCTTGGCTTCATAATGATAAGGTGCATTTTTCAGCAGATTTAGACGAGGAGTTTTTTGCTCAGTTAACGGCAGAAAAATTGGTTACTAAGTTTAGGAAAGGCTTTTCAGTTTTAGAATGGGTTAAGACTAGAGAAAGAAACGAGGCGCTAGATTGTTTTGTGTACTCTTATGCAGCGTTAAATAATTTAAACCCTGATCTGTTAAAAGTTAGGGCCAGAAAAATAGCTCCCCCAGTATTAGTGGAGGAGCCTATGCCAACCAGTACACAAAGAAAAACTAAAAGCTCACCTAAGCGCCGGTCTAGTAGTTTTGTTAGTCGCTGGTAATTCTTTCATTTTGAATTTTAATCCAAGTTTCGGCGGCTTCCTTTGAGCTAAAAATTAGCCGCTGATGCCCAGTTTCCCAAGTATGAATATAAAGAAAACCGCTATGAGAATCTTTTGATTCTCTTGCTACTCGCACAAAGTTTAAAGTTTCATTTCTCATTTTTTATTCCTCTAGTTTAAACTCTTCTTTTTTATTAATAATTACAGGCTCTTTAAATTTATTCTCGATTTCTAAAACAGCATCTTTAAGAGCTTTAACTATTTTTTTTACATCAGCGTCACTGTATACATATTCGGTTTTGTCGTTTAATGCGCCAATTATCTTTATATGTTTTAAAGCTCGGTTCACCCTAACTTCCGCAGTCTTTACAAATTTTTCTCTATAAACTTTTAGGTCATACTCGTCCATTATAATTCTCCTTATTGTTCATCTAGTATTCGTTTTAATAGCGCTAGTGATACATCTGGCATATTCCTAATGCCCTTGCCAACAGCCCTCCATTTCTCAATGGTGCTGATGCTAACCCTCACGCCGTCACCAGCGTAAAGGTCAACAACTGCTTGGCTACTAAGCCCGTGAAGCTTTAGCAGAGCGGCAAGCTCTGCGTTATTGCTATACTTGGTCATAATAAAAATCATCGTTAGGCTGGTCAAATTCAAACTCAGGCAAAGCGTCAACTTTGCTGCGATCAACACCTTCCGCTAGCTGTTGATAATCAATATCAAAATGCTTATACCCGCGCTGTAGTGTCGCGTGGTAACTGCTAGGCGGTGGCGTGAACAGCGTATCATCAGTATTCATCACATAAGCCATAGCTTTTACTGGACGATCAGAACCTTTAACAACAACAGATACCTCACGCTTGGTGTAAAAGTTAGGGAAGCCCTCGAAACGATCAAGTGATGCCTCACAGTCAGCGGTAATCTCCCACAAACCGCCTTGAACAACATGGTCATTATTGCGGATAATATCAGCAACACGTCTAAACACTAGCATGTAATCCCAAAGCGTACCCCTGCCAACTGGCTTGGCTTTTGGGCAGCGCATGCTCATACTATCCATATCAGTATTAGCGCCGTATGCAAAATATAATTTAGTCATTGGTAATTCCTCGTTTTTGATTATTTGTGAATTTTTTAACTTGCCCATAATAACTCTCCCGTTATGCCACTTCTGCGCGGCGGTTTTTTAAATACTTGGTTAACATACGATCTTTGCCAATCTTGGCAAGATTCTCAAATTTACCTGTGCCAGTAACATTAATGCGAGTGGCTCGTTCTGCGCTACGCATAAATCCAGCGGTCAGCTTGATCCAATTTACTGCTTTCTCGGCGCTTACTGTGCCGCTGTGCTGGCGAAACTCAACAGTGCCGTGAACTAGCTTGCTGTGAAGATTTAGCTTAACGTAGCGGCTCCCGCCACTCATGGTTTGAATAACATCATCAACAGTGTTGCAGCGGCTTATGGCGGCAAGCTGGCGTGGCATTGAGCTTGTAACATTGCTTCTGCACCAACGCCCTGCGTTACCTCTGCGTGATGGTGGCATGATTTGGTCAACAACTGTTTCATACTTAACCCATAAGCGAGAAATATTTCTAAGCTCTTTTACATTCCACTGTCTAGCGTCATGGTGAACGTGTAAGCCGCAGCTACGATTAACTGTGCAATCTAAAGCCTCAAGCGCATCCATTACGCGGGTAACTTGGGCTAAACCATCTTCACCATCTAAGATTGGAGAAACAACTTCAAAACAAACGCCGTCACCGCTCAAGCTAGCATCTGTAACAATCTTCCAATGTGCGCGTGTGCGGTGGTTGTAACCTTCAAATACGCAATCAACATCTGCTAACTCTGAAATTCTAGCGGCTAGCGCCTCGCGTCCCATGTGGCTAGGAGCAATGGCTTCAATCTCAATTCCGAATTTAGTAACTTGGCTCATGGTGTGTTCCTTTTGCTGCGTTGTTTGTATGTATCTACTATAGCACAATGCGCTACCTATGCAAGTCGATAATGTAATTTAATTCAATTATTTTCATATTTATGATGTTAGAATGATTTATGCCTTTATCTGACCTACATTTAGCGCAAGACCAGTGGATACTTGACGCAGCAAACGACCTTGATGGGAACATCTCAGGCAGGGTGTTTGGTGTGGACGACATAGAGATTGGAGAGGAGTATTGCTTTAATCTTTATGACGATGAATTACCGACCCTTCGCTTTATAGGCATGGTGATTGAAGTTCTCGACAACAGATCATACGCATTTATGAACACCCAAGAAGTTACTCAATCGCGGTGACTTGCTTTTAGCGACAAGGACAGCTAACCCAACAGCATAAATCAATGCTTTGGGCTAAGAATGGCTAACCTTTTCGACACATCTAGCTTCACGACCACAGAACCTTTGTCATTTACGGCAGGGGATAGAGTGGCTTGGACTAGAGTTGACATCGGCGGCGATTATCCCCCAGCCTCTTATTCCCTCAGTTATACCGCTAGAAAAGAAGGCGCGGGAACTGTATCCATTACAGCGACAGCTTCCGCTTCTGGT